GACTCCTCCTGTCGTGGTACTAACATTAGAGATACTTTGTAGGTTAGGGTTCGTGCAAGATAAGCGTCCTGTGACAGCACCACATTGCCTATAGTTTGGATGTAAGATGCCGTTACCATCTGCAAGCTCCTGTAGTGGTTTAACAAATTTAGTTAGCTCTCCCTTGGCAGAATTAATATTCATAATAGCTTTTGCTAGGGGGTATTTTCTTGACCATACTTCTAACGCTTTATTATTAGCCGTTCTTTTCTTTTGTCTCTGCCCGTCTTTATCTTTAGATGTTGCGTACACAATATCGGCTTTAAGTTCGTTGTAAAAAACTTCCATCATCTGTTTAGGGGAGCGAGTGTTTAAAGTTTTATAGCCTAGAACAGATTTAATACTTTCTTCTTTCAGAATAATGCCTTCATAATATGCTTCTAGTTCTTTGGCTTTCTTAAAGTCAATTTGAATGCCTCGGTCTTCACTTCTGATAAGTGCCTTCATACATTCCATTTCCATTAGTAACAGGTCTTCGACTTCAGGGTTGTTTTTCAATTCACAGATACACCAGTTCAGCAACTGCATTGTCCTGTCTGTATCTAAACATGCGTACTTTTTTACTAGCTCTGGTTCTGCCATCCAGTAGTCTGTCTCTACTACTGGGCCGAGTTTCCAGCCTTTCTTTTTCCCCACTCTTCTTTTAGTACGGACATCCTGTTTGAGGTCGGCTTCATCATCTGTGCTAACTTTAAAGAGAGTTTTAGCCAAAGGTTTAAGACCGTATGAAGGAAACCCGTTATTGCAGAGGTGAGTAAATACAATGGTATCAATAAAATCCCCCTTAACATCAATGCCGATAGAGCCCAACATGTGAATATCGAAAGGCGCATTGTGGAATACTTTGCATAGGGATGTATCTTCTGTGATTTTTCTGATTTCTTCAAGGGCATTCTCCTTCCATTTGGGTTCTCGTGTAAAGGGATCTACTTCAGCTCGCCAGAATAGATTAGTGCCATCTTCTTTTGTCATAGAAACAATGAAAGGCCTATCGAAGTGTTGCCACATCAAGCCCGTTGTCTCAGTGTCTACTGCTATGAATCCTGCTGTCATTATTTTTTGACCTTATTAGTTTCAATTAACATAATTTTTCTATCCAGATACCATCTTGCTTTTTTCAAATCTTCTAGTTCTCTGCCTTTGTATTTAGCCCGTGCTACATACTTGACAACATTGGCTTCGTGTAAGCCTAAGTTCCAATCTTCCATTGCGTCAATGACTTCTATTGAGCCTGATGTATAGTGCGATGGATTGTTAATAGGGTCGTTCATTTAATTTTTCCTAGTTAAAAAAGGGACAGTGCCATTACAACACTGCCCCCTTATGGATGGATGGATTAGGCTTGGCCTACAACATCGTCTAATGCAATTCCTTTATGGAAAGGGAAAGTCAATGTTGAGTCTTCGTAGTTGATTTCTTTTACTTCTCCAGTAATAATTTGATCCCCGGCTTTGTATTTTAGTTTAGAGCCAACTTCAATGACAGGAGCTTCTGGTTCAGCAGGTGCAGGTGCAGGTGTTGCTTCTGAGGCAGGCGCTTCAGTACCTTCTTTAGCAAAGCCCAAGAACTCGACCAATTTAGTGTTGATATACATCTTGCCTTTAGACTGTTTCTCAAAGATGGTCATGGTAACAATAGGTTCCATGGCAGCAATCTTTTTAACTAGAACGTCTATTTCTTCTTCAGTTTCACAAGTTGAAGCATCGAAGCCAAGCATTTCCATATTCTGAACGAAGATTTTCAAACCTACAGGATGGTCAAGGTTATCAAAACTCCTGTGAGTTTTACCGGCTAGTTCACCCTCAACAACTTCCCAATCGAAATTGGTTTGGTTACGCTGCCCCTTAGACTTATTAACAAAAGCCTGAGTCAACTTCATGTTATAAGTATCGAGCGGTAAATTCTCATAGTTACCCCCGTTAGCAATATCTTTTTTGGCTTCTGCCATTCTCTCTTTCATTGTAGACATGTTAATGTCCTCCTTTTTAGTTATGGTTTTTTAGTGTTAGTTTTTGTTTTGTTTTGTTTTTTTGCAATAGACTTGCCACAGAAGTTGCCTCTTGTGGCAGCTTATCGACTTTGTTATTGAAGGCATTCTCAAAGTTATGATACGCTTCAAACTCGTTGTTGCCCATGTCAATGTCTACTATCTCTGTGCCGTCAGTATACATGAACCTTTTCTTGATTCTATTCTTCGCTTCTCTGTCAACAGAAGAACGAATTCTTAATTTATGTAACCCTTTTTTATCAAGGTAATAATGTGCTGTTAAGTCAACCCATTTGGCCACCGTTTCAGCTCCACGCTTTGCCGTACTTGGTACTGTATATGGAGCAGCATTAGGGTCATCAAAGTTAGTTTGGATTTTATCATGTGCTAACATCACTAACCCTTTGTTGCTATGTAAGTCAGTCAGTACATCTCTAAAACGATTGCCTGATTGATTGTAACCATCACCAAAGCCAATGTCTTTTAACATTGTAACCCCTGCATCTTTACATACTTGCTTGCAACACATATCGAACATTAAGTCAATGGTATCAATGATAACATTCTTATACTTGTCTGACTCTCTAATCATTCTGGTGTATTCTAACACCTCTGCCCAATTCTGAGGATACACTGCAAAAATAGTTTCAGTCTTAGCTCCAGGCTCAAACATCATGTGTATAGCATCAGGAAACTGTGCTGTGAAAGATGTTTTACCTATGCCCTGCTTTCCATAAAAGAAATAAGAGAATGCCGTCATCTCTGAAACGGGAACGCTTTTTTCTGTTGGTAGCTCCAACTTCATTGGTGTGTATGCTTTAGCCATTTTTAGTTTTTCCTTGTTAGTTATGATAATTCGCTGAATAATTTGTCTTTGATTTGTAATCCTGCAATGTCTTTCTCGTTCGATGTACAGTAATCTAAATAGGGACATGTGCCAAACATCGCTTGACACTTTGAAGTGTTTCGTACATCCAATGCTTCATCTTGTTCTGACCATTGTTTGAATTTTAATACTTGATTAGAAAAGGACTCTGCGAACAAAGCTATTTGCGTTGGGTCAAACTCATGCCAAAACCTTACAAAGTAATACTGAGGTCGTTTGTCAATATCTTCCATACATCTTGTAATGTATTGGTCAGTTGACTCTGAAACCTTTTTTCTTAACCCAGGTTTTCTGAATACGTTATAGCAAACCCCTTGCATTAAATGGTCATGCTCTAAGAAATATGTCAAGACGTAAACTAATACTTGGTACATGTATGGTAAGCTTTTTTGTAATGCTTCAGTATCCATTCGAGCTTTTGTTTTATGCTCTAATAAATAAGTTCCCATTCTTTTGTTAGCAACATCAGTCATTTCTACAATGCCGTCACGCTTACCTCTTATCGGCACGTTATGAATAGAAGTTTTAAACTCTTGCTCGATAGCAATAAGTCTCATGTTATCGAAATCTTTTTTCCAAAACTCAAAATAACGTGGCATCAACTGTTCCATAAATTTAAAGGACTCAGTAATATTAGCTTGTCCTATTGCGTTCGCTTCTTTAAAAGCTTCGTCCCATTTGAAGTCTTCGTATACAATGAATGATATTTCTGTAATACAGACGTAAACGTCTTCGGGAGATTTTATAACACCGCTTCTAATATCATTAAGAATTCTGTCTTGAAAGTCATGGAACACTGATCCAAAGACTAGGGCTTTTGACGAACTACTGTTGCCTGCTGACTGCAATCCTCTGAGGTAGTAACGTGCTTTCTTCTCACAATCCATCCATGTATTCAATGCTGACTGTGTGATACCCATTATAGTTGGGTCATAATCTATTAACTCCCCCAATCTTTTGAGGGCTTCTTGGGCTTTTTTTATATCCATGTTACTTTTTAATCTCCCTAATAGTTATCCCATACATCTTATCTTCATACTGCTGCACTTCATATTTATAAAAACTTAAACCTAACCTGTTTACATCCATGAACATTATCACATGGTCAATAGTTTGATATAAAAATTTATCCCCTAGCTTGAACTTTAACTTTTTTACTACAACCTTCAAGTCCCTTGTGATTTCATAAAATTCATCGCACACATCGCAGTCGATGTAGATGGGAACCTCACTCTCTGGGTCAGGGCAATCACGAGTAACCCCCTTACCGCAAACACATTTACCTGCTTCTGTATCTTCCATTAAAATTTTCCTAGTTTAAACAATCCAATTCCAATTGCATCGATGGCGTGATTACTTTGCTTCTCTGGTATCCTTGGTAACAGTCTTCGTATTCTTCTTTCACAAACTTCTTTAGGTAATGTACCTTTCCATTTTGCAACTTCAATTAACTCAACCTTACATCCTGTGTCCACTAAAATTTGTGTTATGCGTCCAATGGTTTGAGATAATTTTACAAGAGCCCCGCTCTCAGCAGCAACTTGCCCCTTCTTAGAGTTTTTCATTAGCTTTGAGTTCTCAATATATGCTGTTAGTATGGGTTGCTGTAAATTTATCATTCGTTTAAAGTCGTAAAAGGTTTTCTCATGTTGTTTATGATGTACATGCCCATGCTTAAGAGGATACATTAATGTACCCCTCTTAAACTTACTAGCTTCCCATAGAGCAAAGCCTATGTATACGCCTGGGTCAATGGTTATTATTTTAGGCTGGGTCTTCATCAGTGGAATCGCCCAACATGGTTTCTTCTTCTACATCCCCGTTGCCATCGTCTTCAACTTCGGCTTCTGTTTGTGCTGCTGCTAAAGTCTCTTCTTCTTCAGGTTCCCCTTCGAACTCTATGAGTTTTCCTTGTATCCTGCCTATATGCTTTTCCATGTACGCAGACTGCTGTACTAAGGTGCATTCGTCCCAATGAGAAGGAACTGTGATTGAAGTCTCTAACTCTTCGCCTTTTTCATTTTCGTATTTTACTTTTCTTTGCATTTTGCCCTCTAGGTTATTGTTGTTATGTTGTTTTTGTTTTTGTTTTTGGTTTTTGAAAACTTTTTTAAATAGTTTCCCATTATTAGTTTAGAATCAAATTCTTTTGTCCTCAAACCTTCAACTACTTGTTCGTCTACCGATGTCTCTGTGATAAGGTCAATTATTAGTACAGGATTTTTCTTTTCCAAATGTACTAACCTATCTTCAGACTGCCCTCTTAAATCATTGCTCCATTCATTAGAATAATAAATAGCAGTGTCAGCAGATGACCAATCTTGGCCTTTAGCACAACTGGCTTCTGTAAGTATTGCAACTTTGCAAGTTGGGTCAGAGTCAAACTCTTTCTTAATTTCTTTTCTTTGGTCTTTACTGTAATCCCCAGTGATTACAATGTTATTAACTCTGTTTTGATTCAGATGTCTTGCAATGAACCAAACTTCCGCCTTGAATCTACACCAAACTAAAATCTTTCCATCAATTTCTTGAGTTATTAGTTGCAAGAGTTCTTCAACCTTTTTATAGGAAAGTATTTCTTTTGACCCGTCGGGCATCATGCCACTTGCCAGGTAACTCATTCCAATCTGAACACCTAAGTCATTTTTATATTCTTTGTCTCCGATAGCAAAGTCTTCGGCTAAGAGTTTGACCGCTTTCTTTTGTGCGGGGTTCATTACTATGCGACGTTTGCGATACATCTTATCGGGCCCTATGTTAGCGTCTTTACGTAACTTAACAAAAGCAGTGGCGTGAACATAGTCCCACACTTGTTGCTTATGTCCAGGCTTAGGAGTCCAATCCCATTCAGAAGTCTGAATGAAGTATTTTGACCTGTACTCCCAAAAGTTTCTACACCCCATGTACGTATCGTGTATGAACAAGAACTGGCAACATATTTGAAATAGACTCTCTGGATTTACTTTGCCGTTCAGGAAGTATCTCAGAGCAAACTTCTTCCAAACTTTGGAAATGAAATATTTTGTTACCTTGCTTCTGGGGTTAGAGATTTTAATTGTTTCATCAAGTATCACTGCTGTCCAATCTTCTTCATGTAACATAAGACGTTCTGCGGATTCGTAATTAGATATTACCCAGCCGCCCTTCTCTCTTGACTCACTTAACAACTTTAACCTCTTAGCTCTGCTGCCGGTTAAAACTGTTACGGGTAACTCTTCATCAACTAGTTCGTCTTCAATACTTTGCATTGCTCCGTACAATGTGATGAACAGGATTCTTTTACTACCTATCCCTTTCTCTTTGAAGTCTCTTATAATCGAAAGGTTCTTGCCCAATCTCATTTCCATTAATAATGCGCCTTGCATTTTTGTGGACAAATACTTGAGGGCTTCGTGTTGGTGGGCTTTTAAAATTTTCATGTTAGTAGAGATTTTTTATTTTTTTATTTTTTTATTTTTTTATTTTTTTATTTTTTTATTTGTTTATTTAAATTAATAATACATCAATTTTCAAAGAAACATAGCGATTATTTAATAATAATTTTATTAACTTGTGTACCACTATGTAAACCAATGAGTTGTGTAGGAATTAATATTTTTATTAAAAAATCTTCTAAAAAAACTAAAGTATTCCCCGCTTATGTACATAACTATTATAATATAAATGTTAATAATATTATTAATATTATTAATTATTAATATTAGTATATATGTACATCAATGAAGAGTACCCCGCAAATTTTAATTTTTTACACAGATTTTAATTTGTCAAGGCTTTTAAAATTAATAATATTATTAATTATTAATAATATTATTAATTTTAACATCGATACAAGAGGCGAAAAGTTCCCGGAGAAGCCCATTAACCAAGAACTTTTCAACAGAGGCCTCTTGTATCTTGATGTTAACTTTCGACTAAATCTGAATTGGGCTCATCGTTTAGAATTTCAAACTCTTCATCAAAATTAAATTCTTTAGAAAGTTCTAACTCTTTATCGAATTCGAAAATTTTATTGAACTGTTTACTGAATCCAAAAATTTCACTTATCAATTTAGACCATGGAATATACTTTTGAGGATACTCTTCTTGGCTCATAACTGAAACTACCATTCTATAAATTGAGATCCTTTCGTTGGCTGTGACCTCCATTTCATTTTTAGCCTTAGTATCTTTTTGTGCTTGCGGATAAAGTTTGATTATTTTTTTACCCACTGCATCCACATGCAAGCGAACAGCTTGTTTCTCTCTGTCTAATCCACTTATTAGAGATGAAAGTTTTACTGCATCTTCGTATGATAGTTGTATTTTTGTATTCATTTTGGCTTCCTTTGTTTGTGTTGTTATTGTTATGTTGTGTTTTGTTCTTTGTGATGTATAACAGGATGATCAAACCCACAGTATATTGAAACATTAGCTTGTCTCGCCACAATGCAAAAGCCTAAATCTTCGCTAGTTTGACTTTGATTACCCATGTATCTAACTAAATGATGTCTGTACCAAGGATATTCTATCTTTGAATAAGCAGTAGCGGGCGTTAAATGTAACCCTCCACCTATCCAAGATACTTTTTTCCATCCTATAGCTGTGGCCTTATACTTTCCTTTTATATGCCCTTCTACTATTTTCCATTCACCAACTTGATAAATCCCACTTCCAGAGAATGTTTCATAAGGTAAAGCTATTATAGAGTCGGGTTTTGTAAGTGAAAATTTAATCATGTGTAATATGTTATCAAGAGTAAATTCAACATCCGAATCTATGAATAAATAAGCATCGAACCCAGAGACTTGCTGATAAATTTTTGTACTCTTGCCTTCATTCACTAAAAAATTTCTAGTGTCTGAAACTACTGAACCTCTTTTAGGTTTGATAACAAATTCATGCTCAGTACATGCTTCGAGTTCAGCTATTCCTGACTCACACGCTTTATACTCAGCGTAATACGGTATGCAAACTTTGATTCTCATTATAAAATCTTGTAACTAAAAGCTCCAGGTTGGTGGATACCTAAAGTCCCTGCCCCTGAAAAGGTGTTAGGAGAATATGCCGTACCAGTCCATCGCGATAAAGTCGCTGTTCCCCCGGTACCTATAACCATGACGGCACGTTCTATAGTACCGTTATCTAGTATATCTGTTCTGACTGTTACTGAAGTAGTAGTAGGTCTTAAGTTAGCAGGGATTCCAGAAAGAGTAAAAATAGTTGCTCCTGTTGACGTACCTGAAGGACTTGAAGCAGGAGTTATAGTCACAACATCGTCCATTTTTGTCCAAAACCATGTCCATGTTACTGGACCTCCTGTTTGGTCTAATGTTATAGACGCTCCTCCGGCTGTTACAGCAGGCATTTTCTGGGTAACCCCACTTATTCTGGCGAACAAGCCTAATGTTGTTGTCCAAATATCCCCATTAGCAGCAGGTGCGAACGCAGCGTGAGGTAAGTTTAATTGAGCTGCTATCGCTTTTCCTGTAATTGTTATTCCATCAGTACCGTTGGTTTCTATCATTGTAGTACCATCGTTTTGTATTACAATATCTCCAGAGGATACATCAAGAATAAGGTTTCCAGAGCTTCCGTTTAAATTTTTAAGTATTATGTCATCGCCACTCAAACTCAAGGAACCGGTACTGTTATCAACTATATAAAGAGTATCATTAACATATAGATCACCAACGTTTTCTAAGTCAAAGCCTCCAAAGTCCCAATTTGCAGTCATAGGTACAGTACCATCCTCAAGTATAACACCGCCAACAAGTCCACCGCCAGAGAGGATAGTGGTTAGTTGAGCATCAATAGCTTCTAGTATGGCTTGTAAGTTGCCCGCAGAAAGAGTGGCCATAGATACACCATCCACGCCTATGTATTCAGCTCCCGATTTGTTTGTCTTGTCTTGAGTAGCAAGTTTTTCTTCTGAGGGAAAATGTAAAAAAGTACCGTCAGATTTTTTCTTGTAAATCATTTCCAGAAAGTTGGGGTCTATGTTTACACCATTCTCACCTAGCACTAGGTCAAGCTCAACGCCTGTTCCTATGGTAGAGCGTGATGTACCTTCTAATAATTTTTGTAGTTCTAGTGCCATGTTATTATGTCTCCTAACATTCTATTGGACCGCGAGGGCTTGTGCCAGCGTCTTTTTGTGTATAACTTCCAGTTGTTCTACCTGCATTCCCTGCGTCGTTTATAGGGAAATTGGAAGAGTTTCTAGCTGTCTGCCAAGCGTCATTAAACGGATCGCATAAAGGGCCTAAGTAACCTAAAGGCCTTGGTATGAAAATTGTAAAGATACAAGAAGCAGTATAAACATCAGTGTCTATTTTAGTTATGAAGCCGCTTGAGGTTTCTCCGTTGGTATGGAAAAAACTATTTAAAGTAACATAGTCCATTATTTTTAACCCATCTGGGCCTAGAATCCTATCTATAGAGCCACTGAGTTTTATCGTCCATGAATTAAAAACAAAATGCTTTACTATCCAATCTCGCATAGGTAAATCTTCATCAAAATAATGATAAGCGTAACCTTGTTCGTAGATGTTCTGCACATTGTAAAGTCTAGTAGAAGAACCCATCGCCCATTTTAATTGTGGATCAGCCTCACTAAGGACTGAGTCCGCCATCAATGTACCTTTCCGCCATTTAGGAACCGAAGAACTAAACTCGGACAGTTGATACATGTCGTGCTTAAGGTCAAACTTCTGATAAATCTCATCAGTCTTTCTGAACTTAGGTTTCAGAATAGAGTCTTTTAAAATATTTGAGTCATCGAACTCTTGGTTAGGCGATGTTATTGCATGGTCTTCTTCGTTTAAAGAAACAAACACAAACTCGTCGTCCTCGTTCAATGTTAGTACAGCCCATAAGTTGTGCATCAATTCTTCCATAACTTTTTTAGCTGGCATATCTTTTATAAATTGCCTACGGAATTGCCAAGATTCCCTGTTAGACTTAGTCATGAACTGCTGAAGTGGTAACGCTGGAGTCTTGCCAGGAAACATCGTTTCCATTATGTCGGCAGTAACACCGTGAGCAGAAGAAGGGAATGTATCGTCTGTCCCAATAAGAGTGTTTGGAAAAGCAGCAGAGATTGACTTCAATGTTCTGGTGTTCTTGCCTTGCATCGCAGAGAACATAGGTCGGTCAGCTACTTTAAATTCAGTGTCAATTTTATACAAAAATGGGCCGTCTTCTAGTTTCACACGATGGTCTACGAACTGAGCATCACGAGTATATACATTGTCTAAGTTGAAATCAAACGCGACTTGAGTATAATAATTACCAGTGTCTTTGCCTACGAGTTCAAACTCTAGGGCTACCACTTGAGGCCATAACTGAGTCGGGCCTTCAAACAGTTCGGACACATCAAATAAATCTTGCCCCGATAAAGTAGCTTCTGGAAAGAAGTCGATGTCTTTACCTGAGAACGATATATCTTCCATAACACCTGAGTCCTGTTTCCACATCTTGAGGTTACCGACAGTGCTAAAGGACTCGCCTACAGTTGAAAAGCGACGTTCTCTTACAATTTTATCTTGAGCTATCGAACTTTCCACTGAACTTGTTTCGTATATAAAGGGAGATGCTGGGTTCTGAATTATTTCATAAATAGCAGGAGTAGGAGTTAAAATTAAAATTCTTGCCCCTCTCCAAAACTTTTTCTTAGTAATAGTAGCATTTAGCTGTGCGTTCAATATACTTAACGTGGAAAATGAGAAGTCTACATCATAATCGTAGTTAGAAGTAGGGGTCGATACACCGGGTAGAAATTTTGTGCCCGCAGCATCTCCAGGCAAGTTATCTAACCAAAGCACTCCCATGTTATCATGTGGCGATGAGACAAGAACATTGCCAGTGGCAGTACCCGTGCCCATAGCTTCCCTAGGAATATCATGTTCCCAATCAGAGTTGTGTACAAAGGTATTGTCTTGCAATCTAACCCGCATTATTATTCTAATACCTTCATTTATAAAATGTTTGGTGCTGAAAGAAGGAGACTCACCGTCTACAAATTCTTTTCCTCTTACATTCATTTCCTGCAAGATTTGGATTCTCATTTTAAGCCCAAGAACGACAGTTGAACCATCGTCTATGTTCGCATTAACCTCTGGGTACTGAGTGATAGGTAATTTAAAAGCCGTCACCTTAGAGTTATCGGCATAAACATCGGCTATGTTAGCACCGTTTTCCCAACCCCATCTTAGGCGTTCCCAAATTTCTCTGGAGTGAGAGTTTCTTTTATCGTTTACTGCGTCCCAAAAAGCTGGGTTATTTTTATCAACTCTCCATGCTTCGTCTTGTTTCCAATAAGCTACCCTTGCAGTGAGCCCAGCGGGAGCATAAGCGTAACCAGTGTATACATACGAACTATGGCTAAGAGCACTTCCTATTCCTATAACAATTATTGGAGCTTCTGGGCCGAGGATACATTTTTCATAATCTGGCCCGACGAACAAAGGAGGAGGAACTAATGGGCTGCCGTCTGCTTCTTGAAATTGAATACCCGCTATTATTTGAAACCCCAAACTTTGTAGGGGGGAAGTAGTGCCAAAGGCTTCGGCAGTGACCGAACCTAGGTTAAGAAAGTTAGTTGCTTTAGAAGGAGTGTTAACTACAATGATGTTAAGACGTACACTATTTTTTGAAGGCTGCTGCACAAAAAATTCGTTAGCAGGAATTTCGATTAAATCTTTATTGTTATCAGCTAGATAATAAAGCCTCAACCTATCAGCAACATAGCCTCCTGCTGCATTGATAGAGCCAAACCCGCCAGAGTTGTCCTCGTTGAACTGAAGTTGGTATGTTGCATTAGTAATAACAAAACGAAGAAGCTCTTCACTACCAGGAGGGTTGGAGCCGTCTAAAGTAGGCAACTCACTAAACGCCGACTTGAGTTGTACTTTATAAAAATCCCCGATTAATGTTATTGATTCGATGTCCATAACATTGCCTACGTTATCTTGCACCGTCTGACTGTCGTAAGCTACTTTGAGGGTAAAACCCCCGTTGCCGTTGACGTTATCAATCTGCTCATCAAAAAACCTATACCCGATACTAGCAACGGCAGAGCTAGATATTTGAGTATTGTTAATCCAAACCACACTTCCGTCAGTTGGGTCTATTGAACCAGTGATGTTAGAAGTGGGAGTCGAGGGAAATGAGAGCGGCCATGCCATGTTATAAGATCCAGGCCATGACTCTATAGTTAAATCCTGTCGCACCTTAGATACATCCTGTAATGCGGCAACATCAAACTGTCCGTATGTTAGGTAAGGAGCGTCACCTTGAGCGTCTTTCCTTACATCTTTGTACCGTTCAGTAGCTTGCTCAATTCTAGTAGTGGGTAGTGTTTGGTCTTGGTTCAGTAACAAAGGTTCAATTTGAAAAGTATAATCCGTGTAAGAAAAAGAGTTGGTGATGTTAGTACCAGAAATAATTTTTGTGAAAGTCTGAGCACTCCCTATTTGTCTAAAAATTTTCAATGTAACTTTGGCCCCGAATAAGGGAATTCCGCCCGAGATAATTTGCTCCCAAAACTTATCGTTATTGCGAACAGAGAATGAGAACCCCTCACGCCTCATCAGACTCGGGCCTTTGTTTATTTCAACACTAGAGCCAGGAATTTTTAAACTTTTATTGTTTATAAATCCCGCTAGAAAATCCTCATCCAAATCTACTGACCCGTAGTTCGCAATGGTCATATCAAAAAAAGCTGACCAGTAAAAAACTCCGTTAATAAAATTCAAAGATGGAATGTCCGCAGGAGCAGGATACAAAACTTTTTTCCATGGGACTTCTGAAAAGATAAGTATTTCTTGTTTGGTTGAAGCGTTGTTAGACTCTAACAATAAACCTGTTTCCCCGAACCAATTTGCAGTACCGACTATCTTATACACATCGTTTTTAAAAGCACCCGCAGGAGTTTGAACTAACTCTATAGCATCACCTATAGTAAATTCGTAAGAGTCAAAAAAGCCCGCCGTGAGAGTAGGGGTTATAATAGCAGTGCCGTCAGATCGCGGGTTATAAAGCAAAGTCTCAGATGGGTCAAAATATAAATTGGCTCCAGACAATTCTCTGATGTTGTTAGATGTTGTATCATACCATCTATCCCCCGGTGTAGCTAATGCTGGGTCAGGCTCAGATGTATCAGCAGCAATAAAATCGTATTGAGCAGTATTAACTTCTATCAGTACGTTTAAATTCCCTGTATTTGGTGGGTTGAATGGCAAGCCCGCGTCGGTCACTGGCTGACCCAGTTTTATCCTAAGCTGAAAAGTTCCCCGTTTTTCTGAAAACGTATCTTCAGCGTAGTTCCCTATTTCTAAAATAGAAGCGTAGTAAGGTACATCCGTAGTAGAAAAGTTTTCCATGAAAATTCTTTCATCGTCAAAGTCTTCTGTGACTTTAATTCGGTTTCCAATGTTATCATTTAAAAAACTTTCTAGTTGGAGTACTTGGTCTTTGTTTAAAAGAATAACATGAAACTCAGCAAATTTTTCTTGTCTTGTGCCTAAATCGACTAACCCAATACCACCGTTTATAAAAGTATGTTGTATAATTTCTTCATCGTAAGGAGCTTTAGGCCCTTCATACCCAAGCTCTAACTTGTATATGTTGGTTCCTATGCCGGAGCTGCCTGCTAAGTTATCAAATTTCATGTTTGGACTTCGTTAGGGTTAAGTAGCACAAGCACGTCTATTCTGTAATTAACATGGTTCTCTCTTACAGGTTTAGAGAAATCTTTTATATACACTAAATTCTCTTCAGAGCTTTTTAAAAAAGGCTGCACCCCAGGTAGCACTAAATTAACTAACTTCCCTTTGTTGTCTTCACAGAATTGATAAAAAGTGTTCATGTATGGAGCGTTAACTATTCTAAACTGTATTGTATTAAATTGGTGGTTCCATTCTTTTTCAGATTTTTGAGTTTTTTCCCACCCTAAATTATCGTTTCTAAATAAAAGTTTATTGGTAGCCCTTTCTGGAACTATAGGGTACAATACATGTATTGGTTTTTCGTCACCCACTGCTTCCCCTATAGGAGCTACTGGGGGAAACTCAGGAGCATCTAACCCAGACCAGTGACCATCAGTAAGGCCTTCAACTCCGTCAGCTAGAGGGTCAGTTACTCCTCCGTTACCACCAACTGCTCCCGATAATATCGCATCGGGTGACCCTGCTACTACAGTCATTAAGTTCTCCCTGTTCCGCTAGTAGTATATGCAAAGGCAGTAGTAGTTCCATTTTGTTTTTTATAGCTGTAAGTATTTACAGAGCGAGCAACATCACCTTGTTGCCGTGCTATCATATTTTCAAACATAGTGGTCAAAGTCAAAGTGTCTACTGTCGCAGACCCTTCTATTTGAGTTATGTTTCCGATGTCATTAATAGTTTTACTCGGAGTTGCAACATCTAATAAATTAGTAAAAGCATTGGCTAATTGTCCTGCCCCTCCTTCAGTAAGAGAAGTGCCCATAATGGAAACTAAATCAACTCCACCTCCACCTCCACCACCACCACCAACATCGTCAACTACTTTAGTAGTGGTAGCGTCATTATTATCATAAAATAAGCCAAAGTTTGCTGCCAATCTCCCTGCGGTAGTTTCACTCAATGCAGTGCCTTTGATACTTACAAGATCCGCTCCCAAAGAAGCTACGGGTAGGTCTTGCCAACCATCAAGATTTACTACAAACCCTACTCCTGATGTATCTATTTTTTCACCCCATCCGGTAAGTATAACCGTACCTGATGTATTAGAAGAGTCAAATGTAACTTTGCCTCCCATCATGTGTATGTAATGAGTATTTGCGAACGTCTCACTTATGATAGCTAAGTTTCCTACGAATTTTTTTACAAAAAATTTAGACCCTGCTGCTAAAGCTTGTATATTTAAGGCGTTTTGCTGATTTGAGGTACAATTTGTCACAGAAAAAGTTGTACCATTAATTTTGGTCGTACCATCCATTACACTGTCTATAACTGACATACCGTCAGAATCATCCCAATCGTGGGTTCCACTAAACAAACACCTTCTGAAAATAGAACCTGAAGCATCTCCCGATGACATGTCAGTTATTATAACTGCACAGTCTTCTACTGTTATGTTTTCAGCATTTATGTTATTGAAAGTGAAAAAATCTTGACTCGTGTTTAAACCTTTTACAAAGAAATCAATCATAGAAGAACTTGGAGTGAAGAAATCTCTAATAGTTATTTGCTTTGAGCCTAATAAATTAGCTAAGGTTACAGCATCATTAGCTACCGAAGACTTATTATTAAACGTCCCATCTTTTTCAAAGATAGTTCCTGTTGCTGCCCCATCCCCATCGTAGTTAATAAAACCATCAGGATATGCCGCAAGACCACCATGTATCGTTTCTGTGAAAGTAGAATTTTTATTTACTGCTTCATGTCCAGTTACAGTCAAATGGATTTCGTATTTCTGAGTTGTGAGTTCAGCTCCACCGACAGACGTAAACCTGTAAAGACCGTTAAGGGCAAAAGCTAAAGTTAGCTGCACCTCTGAGACAGAACTGAATGTATCTGGAGTATCATCCCAGTATAGAACATCTTTTCTTATGGATGCTGTTATTGTAAGGCCAGAATTAATTGCTTGCCCTAGCTCATCCTCTGCTGAAAACTCTAAAACAAAATTGGTGCCTTCTCGTGCAAATGTAAACATTTAAAATAACTCCTTTTTACCTGTCATCTATTATAGCATCTACAGCAGCTTCATCGACAGCATCATTAACTTGAATCTTTTTTTCTCTGCCAGTATCTAAATGGGATTTTTTAGTGCCTAGCCCGTCTAAATGGTAAGCGTTTAGTTCTGACGTACTATTTACATCGTACCCATAATCGTCATCTTGAGTTATTGTAAGCGGATAATTAA